CTCAAATTTTTCCCCGGCGGTATATTTGAAAAAAACACTTTATATCGGGGGTTAAAAGTGGCAGTGAAGTAAGAGGAAAGTCCTTACTTCCAGGAGGTATCTGTGACAATTTATGTCAAAGGTATTCGAAAACCTGATGGAACTACCGTTGAACTGGAAGTGCCCGACAGTTCTGAGGGTGGATTGGGTTCAAAAGTAGAGTTTATCAGATTTGACTTCACATTTGAGACGCCAGATCTCGAAAATGGCGTTACAGTTTATACGCCAACCATTGGCGAGATACTTAAAGACCTCTGGTTCGTTCCCGAGGAGGTGTGGGATTCGGGTAAAGCTGATGTGGGTCAGTATCTCTCTGGTAATTACGGATTGTTTGGGTGGGTGACTGGGGAAGTTGATTTGTCGAAACCCAAGAACACATTCGACGGCGGACCGATGCTTATAACGGATGATTCGTGGATTTTCTCGAAGAGTGGCGGTGTTCCGGCCGTTTTCACAGATGAATCTCCTTTGAAACTGGTTGTTTCGAACACTGGAAAACCGGGTGGTCCAGTAGGTCATGCGAGCGTAGGTAAAACAACCCTATGTCTTGAGATCTTAAAGTAGTAAGAAAGGAGGTCGCGTGCCAGCGAGAAAAAGAAGAGAACCGCCTCCTACAACTCGCCGTAAACCCGCGACAACTCCTGAGAATCGAGAGAATGAGCTGGTTTCACAGGCAATTGATCTCGCTGAACAGCAGATTCGTGACGGAACGGCGTCCTCACAGGTCATTACCCATTTTTTGAAGCTTGGTTCGACTCGAGAACAACTGGAGCAACAGCGTTTAGAGCACGAGAACGAGTTGACGAAGGTGAAGATCGAGGCGATCGAATCTCAGAAGCGAGTGGAGGAACTTTACATCGAAGCGCTCTCCGCAATGCGTACTTACGCTGGTGATATGCAACCAACAGACCAAGATACCAATGTTACGGACATACGAGAAGCTTCGTGAGCTGGAAACGTTCGAAGATCGGTACGAGTATCTCAAACTTTCTGGAGCAGTTGGGAGAAGCACTTTTGGATTTGATCGATGGATAAATCAACGCTTTTACAAGTCGTATGAGTGGTTGAGAGCCAGAGATTACGTTATAACACGGGATAATGGATGTGATCTGGGGATTATCGGGTACGAAATCTTCTCTGGGCTGCTTGTTCATCACATGAATCCTGTCACTGTAGATGACATCAAGCATGGTGAGGATTGGCTTATCGATCCTCAATATCTTATCACAACATCGCTTCAAACGCACAATGCAATCCACTATGGGGATGAAAGTCTCCTTCCTAGAGGTCCAATTGAACGACAACGTGGAGATACGACACTGTGGTGAGGAGGGAGAATGACAGTCATCGACGTAGGACCGGCGAAGATGGATTTGCTCCGTATCCGCGCCGGTGACAAGAACCTATTCAACGTCAAACTTACGGACAGTAGCGGTCCGCTCAACTTAACCGATTCGGTAATTGCGGCACAAGCGCGAAAAACCGCGGTCGACCCGACAATAGCTGTTTCGGCGGTTATTGCCGTCACCAATGCAACGCAAGGAACGTTCGAAATGCGTTGGCCAGGCGAAGACGTACGCGATGTGCTCAATGGCTCTGAAACGTGGAACGGTGTCTGGGATTTGCAGATCGGCGAAGCTGGTGAAGATCCAGTTACGCTAGTCGCCGGAGTATTCACCATCGAATCGGACGTGACTCGACCATGAGTGACGTTACCGATGTAACAATCAATATAGATACCAACAAAATCGACGTTACGCAAGAAGAAGTAGCGTTGAACATAGGTTTAGATACTAAAGAAATTGATATTTCTAAGCCTGACATCGACATAAGCGTTGATGTATTCAAGCCACCGAACGTGGAATTCCTCTATCCGGCAGGGCCTCCAGGACCAGAAGGACCGCCTGGACCTGCTGGCATTCCTGGTCCACCGGGTCCTGAAGGTCCACCGGGAACGAGCGCAACGTTTATATTTACGCAATCTGTTCCTAGTGCATCGTGGGATATTCTCCATAATCTTGGTCAATATCCGTCTGTAACGGTTGTTGACACCGGCGGTTCCGAGGTAATTCCAAGTGTGCTCTATATTAGCGCCAACCAAATCGTACTTACTTTCGGTTCGGCAACGTCTGGCAAAGCATACCTTAACTAAGGAGGCTCGATGCCAACTCTTGGCGCTCCACTAGATTTCGCCAAGTTGGAAGGCCGAAACTTCCAGGCCCATCAGCTTGGCACGGCCCCGAGCTCACCGGTTAAGGGGCAGTTGTATTTCAACACAGGCGACAATACGCTTTACTGGTACGATGGAACGACTTGGCAGTCAGCAAAAGGTGGTTCTGGATCACCAACTGGTCCAGCTGGTGGCGATCTTAGCGGTACCTACCCGAACCCGCAGATCGCTGCCGGTGTGATTGTCGATGCAGATGTAGCAGCAGCTAACAAAGATGGTACTGCAGCGACGCCTTCTCTTCGTACACTTGGTACTGGCGCCCAGCAAGCGGCTGCCGGTAATGATTCGCGTCTTTCAGATGCTCGAGCTCCAACTGCGCACAAGGCTACACACGAACCTGGTGGTTCTGATCCGATGACTGTAGATGCAGCGGCTGGTGTTGGATCATTGCGTACGCTTGGTTTAGGAAGTCCAACCAAAGGTATGCCGGGCGATACACCGCTGAACTCGATTGCCGTTCCGACTGCGGCCGTGAGCTTCAACTCGAAGAAGCTCGCAAATCTTGCCGACCCAACAATTGCCCAAGACGCAGCGACCAAAGCGTACGTCGACAGTGTGGCTCAAGGGTTGGATGCAAAACCGTCGGTCAGCGCTGCTTCTGTCAGCAATTACAACTTGGGTGGCGGTCTTGTAGCCGTCGACGGTGTGACTCCCGTTGTAGATGTTGATCGAATTCTTTTCAAAGATCAAACAACCCCTAGTCAAAATGGTATTTACATTTACAGTTCAGTGGGTCCTGGTTGGGCACGCGTATCCGACGCTGACGCATGGGGGGAGCTTCCTGGTGCTTATGTATGGGTCGAAAGAGGAACGGTTAACGCTGACACAGGCTGGGTTTGTACTGTTGATCCAGGTGGAACTCTAGGTACAACTGCAGTTACCTGGGTTCAATTTGCTAGTGCAGCCGGAATTCAAGCGGGTGCGGGTCTTACAAAGACTGGACAGACGATTGACGTCGTTGGTGCAGGCGGAATCCTTGTTGCTGCCGATTCAATTGCTGTTGATTCGACTGTGGCGCGATATTACTCTTCTGCTACTCACGCAGCCGCAGCCAGTTGGGGGTATACGCAGGCAACTCATGGTTGCAAAGCTTCTCGAGGTTTGATTGTCCAATGTCAAGTGGAGGCGTCTGGCGCGATCGTGATTCCCGATGTTATGGTTGCGGCAAACGGTGATGTGACGATCACATTCGCAGCCAGTCAGGGAGCGAACACGATCCGAACGACGATAATTGGATAATGCCTGCCATCGTCGGAACTCTTATCCCACCGCAGCTCGCTGCAGCACCGAGCTCTCCGGTTGACGGACAACTATATTTCGATACTGCTCTCGATAAGCTTTTTTGGTGGTCTGGTTCGGCGTGGGTTCCTGCCACAGGCGCGGCAGAGGTATACGAACAGCCCGCTGCTCCAGCAAGTCCGAGCGTAGGCGCGCTTTGGATCGATACGGATGATGTGGCACCAACGTATCAAGGTAATCCTCTTGTAACAACACTTCCGAGCAACCCAGTCGACGGACAGGAAGTTCATTATCTTGTCGACGCGACAAATGGGGTCGTTTGGCGTTTGAAGTATCGACAGGCATCGTCGTCTGCATACAAATGGGAGTTTGCTGGTGGTTCTCCGCTTGATTCGGGATTCAATATAGCCGATGACAACGGTGGAAACAGTACATCGTATATCGATTTCGCAAATAATCCGGGTCCATCGTTGACGATTCCTCGCGCAGGTGATTACATGGTGTCGTTTGGAGCGATGGGATATAGCACTGTTGTTAGCGAATTGTGGGTTTCTATGAAGCGTGGAGCTGCCGCAACTTCAGATAACGATGCTGCGACGGCATGGGAAGCGGTCGCTGTTCATTTGATTACACTGCAACGTGATATTCGAATGAGTGGACTGGCGGCAAATGACGTACTCAAAATGCAACATCGCACGAGTGTAGCAGGTGCAGCTAGTTATCGACAACGTTGGTTGAACGTAACTCCTGTGAGGGTATCATGAGTGTCCCAGCTGCACGTATTCGTACATCGTCAGGTTGGCGCGATATCGCCATTCAAGGAGCTCCAGGTATTCCTGGGTATACACCAAGTGCGAGAGCGGTTAGCGTTGCGTTTGGCTACTCAGCGGCGGACAATGCGCATCGTATCTATACGCCTGGACTTGCGTCGGTAACTTGGGACGATTTGGGTGGAGTGTTTCCAGTTAGCGGTGCGCTCGTGTTTACCTGTAGAGCGTCGGGAAAGTACCTATTTGGTACGTCGGTTTTTCAAATTACCAACATTGGAAATGTCAATATTGCTCCAATTCTTAACGACGCTACTCCAGTCAAAGGATTGGCAGCGCAGATCGCAGCAAAAGGCGATGGTTCGGAAACGGGTGGCGTAGAGACGTGGAGTCTCATGAATCTCGTCGCTGGAAACACAATTAAATTGTTTAGTTGTCATTCCGGCGGCGGCAGCGCTGTTCTGGCTTATGAAGCAATTCGTCTTGACGCCCCTGCGCTGAGCATTGTCACTAATATTCCGCTTGTTACATCGCTTCCTGCTTCTCCCATCGATGGACAAGAAGTTTACTATCTTGCCGATGCAACAAATGGAGTTGTTTGGCACTTGCGTTATCGAGCTGCGAGCGCAAGCGCTTATAAATGGGAATGTATTGCTGGACCCCCATTGTATGCGGTTTACGCGACTGCCGAGAACTTCCCATCATCCTGGTCGTCCGGCAATCCAGCGATTACGGTGCCGCGTGCGGGCGAGTACGATATTGAGTGGACAGCCGACATAAATGGTGCTGGTGTTGCTCAGTTCTACGTCGCCTTCTATCTAGATGCTACTCGTGTCGACGCGATTGTCGGTGCAGCATACACTACTGCCAACCCACAAGAAGTGAGCATTTCTGCCCACAACCGTGCCGTAATTGCTGCGGGTCAGATTGTGAGGCAAGGTTTTATTCAAACCGGAGTACAGGGTACCGCAAAGAATCGTGTGCTTCGTGTCCGGCCAGTGAGATTATCGTGATGTATCATGGTGAACTGGGATTGGTTACTTGCATTCGTAACCGCTTTAGGTAGTGTAATGGGGTCGAGTTGGGCCATCAAGGCCATAATAAAGCACGAAATGAAAAATTGTGACGACCGAATGGAGGCTTTTAGGGAAGGATTAGAGCACGGTGAAAAAAATCGCTAGCATAGCAGTAGTATCGCTTGTGCTTGCGGCTGGATCTGGATTTTTTGTAGCCATGGCGCTTAGTCAAGACTCGTCACAGGCAGCCACAACTACTACAGTCACAATTCGTAACGGAGCGACTGGTCCTACAGGTCCGGCAGGTCTACAAGGAGATCAAGGACCTCCGGGCGAGCGAGGACCAACTGGGGAACAAGGTCCTCCGGGACCCCCAGGCGGAGGCCCGTGCGCGGGCGCGCCCGAGAGCTGGGCACCAGGAGTTCTAGTTATTAATCATCCCGGAGGACAGGTTCGAATCTGGACTTGCCTTGCACCATGAGTAATCTGGACAAGACTTTTGTGACGTTTGCAAAAGGTCTGTTTATTCTTCTAATTTTGTATGGTATTGGGATGATAATTGTTGTTATATTTGGTAAACAAGAACTCGCAACTAAGCTGATCAGCGTCTGGTCCGGAATGTTTGGAGCAGTTGTCGGGCTGGGTTCTGGATATTTGATCGGTCGAACTCAAACTGCATACGAAAAACTGGAGGAAACAAATGGGAGTAGAGAATCTGACTGAAACTCCGCCAGTGGTGATTGATGGAGTGGAGCAACCGCCGCCTATGATGGAAGAGCCGCCAGCCGAGGAACCACCGGCTGAGGAACCACCGGCTGAGGATATGCCAGCCGATCCTGACGAAGCACCTTCTGAGGAGCCCGCAGAGGAGCCAGACGGGGAGGAATAGTTGATGCCGGGACCAGCTTTCTATCGAGATTTATACGGACCAAGATCAGATCCCAAGAAATACCCAATGTCTGGGGACGATGTCATCGCGATTAAGCGGGTCCTCTCGAGAGCTGGATATTTGCCATGGACGCAATTCACAAATGTCTATGGTCAAAATACAGAGGACGCTTGTCGCGAGTTTCAGCGTGATGTAGGAATCACAGGTTCGGGTGGAAGCGATCCGCAAGGACATTACGGTCAGAAAACTCACGATGCGCTTAGAAACGCTCTTCGCTATGGCTATCCCGGTGAGTATGCTTGGGATGATTACTCGACAAAATTGTATGCGGAAGCCATCGTGCCAAACGAACCTCCTTCGTTTGCTTTTAAGCGAATTCTGTACAACGCGAGCTCGAACAAGTACCCGATGAAAGGCGACGATGCTCTGGCGGTAAAGAGAGCTTTGTCGCGGGCCGGGTTTATCGGCTGGCAGGACTTCAACAACGTGTACGGCGAACAGGCGATCAAGGGATGCGTTGCGTTTCAGAAGTCGGTTGGAATCAAGGGAAACGACGGTGGTCCCCCACAGGGAAATTATGGTGAGTCGACGCATAAGAAGTTGCTGAAAGCGAAGGCCGAAGGTAAGCACGAGTGGGCTTTCGACGATTACTCGGCCAAGTTGTACAAAGGCTACAAAGAACCAAGTGCTGGCGGCAGTGGTCGAGACGCGACGATGAACCATCACTCGAAGCGTGTCGGTTACACCGAGCAACCTGCCGGATCGAATTGTGATAATCGTTCAGACGGTATTCGTACATCGCAGGATCATACAGCGGGGGGCGGCACTTGGCTCCGTAATCAGCCATGGTGTGGATGTTGGTGTTTCTACGGACTCGAAGCTGGGGGAGTTAAGGGGCTCGGATCGTGGATGGCTTCTGTCGCCTCGATTGAGGATTACGCAAAGGCAAAGAAAGGTTGTTTCAAAGGTTGGACAACCGATCGTTCCAAGGTGAAGAAAGGCGACTTGGCAGTAATCGGCGGTTATGGTGTTCACGTCGAGACCGTTCGCGGTTTCTCAGGATCGAGCACACTTACGTACGGCGGGAACACAAGCCCAGGTAGTTCAGGATCTCAGTCGAATGGAGGTGGAGCATTTGCTAGGACCCGTTATCCCTCTGAGGTTCGAGGCTACGCCCTTGTCCGATTCCCAGGCGAGTGACTGGTCAAAAGAAACACCTTCCGATGATCTTCTTTCGGAAGAAGCGAAAAGACGTATAGCCGAAGATACTCCTCCTCCCTCGGAAGAGACGGAGGAAGATGAGGAATCAAGTACAGACTAATGTAAAGTGGGTGAAGTGATGGAACAGAGTATTCTTACTAGTACCAAAAAGATCCTGGGGATTGCTGAAGATTATACCGTATTCGATCTTGATATTATCACGCATATTAATAGCGCATTTTCCACTCTCACCCAGCTGGGAGTTGGCCCAGCTAACGGTTTCATGATCGAAGATGCTACTGCGGTATGGTCTGATTTTATCACGGATGTTCCTGCCGGAAGTTATGAGCCGTCAACCGGCGATGATCTTCAGTATAATTCGGTAAAATCGTATGTTTTTCTACGCGTCAAGCACCTCTTTGACCCGCCTACGACATCATATCTAATTGATGCTTCTGAGCGGCAGATCAAGGAGCTCGAATGGCGCTTGAATGTGCATCGGGAAGAAACTGGATGGACTGACCCAGATCCCGGTTTGATTGAGGAGGTAGGATAGTGGAAGAAAGAGCTGAAGCAGCTTTGGCTGAACGAGAACGACGAGATCAGCACAAAGCAGAGGAAAATCGGGCGAGACAGATGCGTCAGGGTGTTCTTACTGACGAATCCGAGGAAGAAGTGGAAGAGGAAGAAGCACCGGCACCAAAACCTAAGAGACGTGCACCCGCTAAGAAGAAGTAGGTGGCGAGATGGACGTTTCTGAAGTTGTAAAGAACGTTCTCAAGCATCACGGAGTCAAAGGTCAGAAATGGGGTGTCCGCCGAAAGGCAACTGTCGGCCCGCAAGAAGTTTTCGTTCGTCCTTCAAAATTTCCTGGTAGTAAACGACTTGTATCCAAAGGTGGCGGCGGGCATCCTGCGACAAAAGAAGCCATCAGCGCTCGTACAATTGGACAGATAGGAAAAAAGAGCGGTGTTCAGGCTCTGAGCGATCACCAACTACAAGAATATTCAAAACGAATTCAATTAGAAGAGAATGTAAAGCGACTTCAGTACACGCAGCTTAATCCTGGTCAGAGATTTGTTGCGAACATGCTTGGCAAAGGCGGGAGATCGCTTTCAGATCCTCAAACATATGCCAAAGCCTCTCGGACCAAAGCTGGTCAAAGTGCTGTTGGATACGTCATAAAGAAAAGCGGAAAAGCTGGCGCTAAAGTCGCGACAGTTGCTGCACTAGCTTAGATAGGGGAATAGCATGAGCCTATCTAATACTGCTGTACCGATTTACTATGGACAATTTCGCGAAGCAGTACTCAAAGGTGAGATTCCTGTCAATCGCGAAATCTCTATGGAGATGAATCGGATTGATTCGCTCATTGCTAACCCTAACATCTATTACGATGACGAAGCTGTCGAAGGGTTTATTAGATACTGCGAAGGAGAATTGACTTTAACCGATGGATCCGATTTACATCTTCTTGATTCGTTCAAACTCTGGGCCGAACAAATCTTCGGTTGGTATTACTTCGTTGAACGTAGTGTCTATGTCCCCACGAAGGATAATCATGGTGGACATTACGAGAAGCGGCTGATCAAGAAACGCCTGATCCTTAAGCAGTACCTAATAGTCGCCCGCGGTGCGGCCAAGTCCATGTACGAGTCGGCGATCCAAAGCTACTTCCTAAACGTCGATACGTCGACCACCCATCAGATCACAACGGCGCCGACGATGAAACAGGCAGAAGAGGTGATGTCGCCTGTTCGTACATCGATCACCCGTTCCCGCGGCCCGTTGTTCAAGTTCCTTACCGAAGGATCTTTGCAGAACACAACCGGATCTCGAGCCAACAGAGTAAAGTTGGCGGCAACGAAGAAAGGTGTTGAGAATTTTCTCACCGGCTCGTTGCTCGAGGTTCGTCCGATGGCCATTAACAAGTTACAGGGACTCCGACCAAAGATCTCTACGATCGATGAATGGCTGTCTGGCGATCTTCGTGAAGATGTGGTTGGTGCTGTGGAGCAGGGAGCCTCAAAACTGGAAGACTATTTGATTGTGGCAGTCAGCTCGGAAGGAACGGTCCGAGCAGGTTCTGGTGACACAATCAAAATGGAACTAAATGATATACTCAAGGGTGAGTACTACGCACCGCACGTTTCGATTTGGCATTACAAGCTGGATGATCTTGAAGAAGTAGCTGATCCAGCGATGTGGGTAAAGGCGAATCCAAATCTGGGAGCGACGGTTTCTTATGAAACGTATCAGTTGGATGTGGAACGTGCTGAAAAAGCTCCTGCGTCTCGAAACGACATTCTCGCCAAGCGTTTCGGAATTCCAATGGAGGGTTATACCTACTTCTTCACATACGAAGAAACTCTCCCTCATCGTAAACGCGAATTTTGGCAGATGGGCTGTGCCATGGGAGCCGATTTGTCGCAGGGAGACGACTTCTGCGCATTCACCTTTCTCTTTCCATTGGGTCGTGAGCAGTACGGGATTAAGACCAGGAGCTACATCACAGAATTGACGTTGTTCAAACTTCCTGGTGCTATGCGACAGAAGTACGAGGAGTTTATCAACGAAGGCAGTCTTCATGTGATGCCGGGTAACATTCTCGACATCATGGAAGTTTATGATGATCTCGATAATTTCATTCAAACTTCTGAGTATGATGTTCGTGCGTTTGGATACGATCCATACAACGCTAAAGAGTTTGTTACCCGTTGGGAAGGCGAGAATGGACCATTCGGTATTGAAAAAGTAATTCAAGGAGCCAAGACGGAATCGGTTCCTTTGGGCGAGATCAAGATCATGAGCGAAGAACGATTGCTAATTTTCGATCAAGCGCTCATGTCTTTCGCGATGGGTAATGCGATTACATTGGAAGATACGAATGGAAATCGCAAGCTTTTGAAGAGGCGACAAGACGAGAAGATCGATAATGTCGCGGCTCTCCTGGATGCTTGGGTAGCATACAAGCTGAATAAGGAGGCATTTGAGTAATGAGTGTGAACGTAGGATCGGTAAAACTTACTATCGGTCTAGGCGATATTGCTTTGGTCGTTATTGCGATCTTCGTCATTCTTGCTTACTTTAACGGTTGGGGTTAGCGGAAGGGGGTGAGATGTGGCGCGATTTGGCGAGGCGTTGAAACACGCATGGAATGTTTTTTCTAATCAGGAACCACTAAAATCTTCACCTTGGCCAGTTCAACCGGGAGTTCAACCTTATATCGATGCTGGATATTATGGTGCGGCTTATGGGTTGCGGCCAGATCGTTTACGGCTTAGAATCCCCACTTCGCGCACTATAATTACCTCGATTTACACACGTCTTAGTATTGATGTTGCTTCTGTCGACATGCGTCATGTAAGAAACGACGAGCATGATCGCTATCTTGAAGATATTGACAGTGGTCTTAATAACTGTTTGACGGTTGAAGCCAATATGGACCAAGCTGCGCGCGCTTTTCGACAAGATATTGCTATGACTCTCTTCGATAGAGGTTGCGCAGCACTTGTTCCTGTCGATACGTCGGTTAGTCCAGAGGAATCTGGTGGATTTGACATTCTGACTCTTCGTGTCGGCGATGTTGTAACTTGGTATCCGTATCACGTAAAGGTAAGTGTATATAATGAGGCGCTAGCAAAGAGAGAAGAGATCGTTTTAGAGAAAAAATTTGTTGCTATCGTTGAAAATCCATTGTATGCGGTGATGAACGAGCCAAACTCAACTCTTCAACGTCTACTTAACAAGTTAGAGCTGTTGGATGCCATTGACACCCAATCTGCTTCTGGAAAACTTGATCTAATCATCCAGCTTCCATACGTGATCAAGTCCGAAGCTCGCAGGCAGCAGGCCGAGCAGCGCCGTGCAGATATTGAGTTTCAATTAAAGGGTAGTCAATACGGCATCGCTTATACAGACGGAACCGAAAAGATCACCCAGCTGAATCGTCCAGCCGAGAACAACCTGATGGCCCAGATCGAATACCTAACAGCCATGCTCTATGGCCAATTGGGTCTAACCGAAGAGGTCATGAACGGTACGGCGGACGAAAAGGCCATGTTGAACTATTGGAATCGTACGATCGAGCCAGTTCTTACTGCTGTAGTCGAAGCTATGCGACGTAACTTCTTGACTAAAACGGCTCGAACGCAAAAGCAAACTGTTTCGTTCTTCCGAGATCCATTCCGTCTGGTTCCAGTGGAGAACATTGCTGAGATTGCCGACAAATTTACTCGTAATGAAATCATGACATCGAATGAGATGCGGCAAGTGGTCGGTATGGCCCCACACTCGGATCCGAAAGCTGATCAATTGGTTAATAGCAACATGCCTCAGGGAAGTCCAACTCCAACTGGGGTTACAACAACACTTGGTGACTCTAAAGTTGCTGAATTAGTAGCTTCTTTAGCAGTTGACGATCGGTCGAAGATCCAACACTTAGAGAGGAACGGTCAAAATGGGAGAAGAGGCTAAGCCTGACTTTAGCGGCTACGCCACAAAGGCTGGTCTTAAGTGCTCAGATGGCCGGACAATCACGCCTGATGCTTTTAAACATCAGGATAAGGAAGTTGTTCCGTTGGTCTGGCAGCATGGTCACAACGAACCGAGTAATGTACTTGGCCGTGCGATTCTCGAGCATCGTGAAGATGGTATTTACGCCTACGGTTTCTTCAATGAAACCGAGCAGGCAAAGAATGCCAAGACACTAGTGCAGCACGAAGATATCAAGTCGCTATCTATTTACGCCAATGGGCTTACCGAGAAGGCCAAGCAGGTTCTTCACGGATTTATTCGTGAGGTAAGCTTGGTGTTGTCAGGCGCCAATCCCGGTGCACTCATCGATAACATTACATTGGCTCACGCTGACGGTGACATGGTTACTTTGGAAGATGAAGCGATTATTTACACTGGTTTGGAACTTGAACATGCTGAGGAAGAGTCTTCGGATACGACCGATAAGGTCGAGCACCAGTCCGAAGGAGAAGGTCCAACTGTTCAAGAAGTTTATGATTCTATGACTCCTGAACAGCAGTCGGTTGTTCACTATATGGTCGGCGCGGCTCTTGAAGCTGCAGCTGCAGAGGCAACGGCTTCGAACGATCAAACTGCCCAGCAGTCGGCTATCTCGAATGACGATAATAAGGAGTCTACTTCAGAACTTGTCCATAATGATGACGACGAAAATGAAGAGGAAGGACGGCGCATGTCCCACAACGTCTTCGAGGAGCAGAACGAAGGCACAAAGGAAGAGGAGCATACGCTCTCGCATGACGCGATTAAGGGAATCGTTGCCGATGCCCAAAGAGGCGGATCGCTGAAAGAAGCCGTCGAGCGGTATGCGCTTAAGCATGGTATCGATAACATCGAAGTCCTCTTCCCAGATGCCCGCGCGGTCACTGAGACCCCAGAGTTCGATTCACGGCGGGTCGAGTGGGTTTCTAGCGTAATTAACGGAACCAAGCACTCGCCGTTCTCCCGCATCAAGTCGCTTGTTGCGGACATTACCTTTGATGAAGCCCGGGCTCGTGGCTATATCAAGGGTAATTTCAAGAAGGAAGAATGGTTCGCAGTTTCGAAGCGCACCACGACTCCCAGCACGGTCTACAAGAAGCAGAAACTGGATCGCGACGATATCATCGATATCACGGATTTCGATGTCGTGATGTGGCTCAAAGGCGAGATGCGACTTATGCTCGACGAGGAGATCGCACGCGCCATTCTGATCGGCGATGGTCGAAATGTTGCCGACGACGACAAGATCAAGGATCCGGTCGGTGCTACGGACGGTGCTGGAATTCGATCGATCCTCCATGACAACGATGTCTATGTGGCAACGATCAACGTCGACGATTCGGCTCCCCCGCCGGATGTCGTAGATGCGGTTATTTCCTCTATGCAGTACTATAAGGGCTCGGGTTCGCCGACGTTCTATACGACGCTTCCCGTCCTTACCTCGCTTCTGCTCGCTCGTGACACTCAGGGTCATCGTCTGTGGAAGACTCCGGACGAGCTTGCTTCTGAGATGGGCGTTTCAAATATCGTTACGGTCGAAGTCATGGAAGGCGAAGACAATCTGCTTGGCATCATCGTGAATCTGAAGGACTACACGGTCGGTGCGGACAAGGGCGGAGAGGTCAATTTCTTCGACGACTTCGATATCGACTACAACCAGTACAAGTATCTGTACGAGACTCGTATCTCTGGTGCACTGACAAAGATCCGCTCGGCTATGGTCGTCATGCGGGCACCGGCTACCTACACACTGGCTACGCCAGAGAAGCCTGATTTCGATGGTACGACTGTGACCGTGAAGACCACGCCAAACGTCGTGTACAAGAACAAGGGTACGGGCACGACGCTTACCACTGGCGCTCCAGTTACTCTCGCCGATGGCGAAACGCTTACGGTTCAGGCCGAACCGACTTCGGGTCACTACTTTGCCAATAATCAGGACGACGAGTGGACGTTCGTAAACACGGCCTAAGGTAGGTCCATCATGGCAAGGTTCTTTGGTCGTATTGGCTACGGAGTGACAGTAGAAAATGCTCCTGGTGTATGGGTTGATGACATTGTTGAGCGCGAATATTTCGGAGATGTTATTCGAAATGCTAGAAATCTCCGTGAAGGAGAGAATCTTAACGCCGATCTCAGTGTACAAAATTCAATAAGTATTGTAGCTGATGCATATGCCAACGATCACTTTTTTGCCATTCGTTATGTGGAATGGGCGGGGGCTTTGTGGACGGTTTCGAGCGTCGAAGTGCAAAGTCCCCGTCTTCTGCTTAGGCTAGGGGAGGTGTACAATGGGCCAACGCCTGCAGTTGCACCAGCTCCTTGAAACGTTTACGGATAATGTATATTTCCAACCGCCTACTAACATACAGTTGCAATATCCATGCATTATCTATAAACGCGACTTCGCAGAAACGAAATTCGCAGACGATAAACCGTATAATTTTACTCATAGGTATGCGATTACGGTTATTGATCCAGATCCAGATAGCGAAATTCCAAGTAAAGTGGCTTCAATGCCAATGAGTCTATTTAATCGATTTTATACAGCTGATAACCTGAATCACGACGTTTATAACGTCTATTTCTAAAAGGAAGGAAGCAAATGCCACAGCTGACATGGGATGATGTCGGTGAACGCCTGTATGAAGTTGGTGTAGACCATGGTGTCTTGTACATTCCAGATGCACAGGGCGTATACGCTAGTGGTGTTGCCTGGAATGGTCTCACAACTGTTACAGAATCACCTTCTGGAGCAGAATCTAATCCGCAGTACGCGGACAATATTAAGTATCTGAACTTGATTTCGGCAGAAGAGTTCGGCGGAACGATCGAGGCTTTCACCTATCCCGAGGAGTTTGCTCAGTTCGATGGTACGGTGATCCACGATGCTGGCGTTACTGTCGGACAGCAGCTTCGAAAAATGTTTGGTCTGTCCTATCGCACAAAGGTGGGTAACGACGTCGACGGATCGGAGCATGGCTATAAGCTGCATCTGGTCTACGGGTGCCAGGCCTCTCCGTCGGAGAAAGCCTACGCCACGATCAACGATTCGCCCGAGGCGATTGCGTTTAGTTGGGAGTTCACCACTACGCCAGCACCATGCACTGGTCTCAAGCCTACGGCTTTGATTGTTGTCGACTCTACTTCAGCGGATGCAACAGGTCTTGCGTCACTCGAGACCGAGTTGTATGGCGATGCTACTACTGGTGTGGCTAATCTTCCAACTCCGGATGAAGTGCTGGCCCTGTTCCCTCCGGGACCCTGATGCAATCAATGGCTCAAAGCGTATCAGGGGATGAACCAATGGTGGAGGAAGAGCCGGAGGCCTAGTTTTCTCCCCCACGCCCAGACAGGAGGCTGGAGAATGCTCACGATTGTTGTTCCAGGCGTCGAATTCTTTGACGAAGAGTCACGGCAATTCGTTACCCAGAACGATGTGACTTTGGAGCTAGAGCATTCTCTGGTCTCACTGTCAAAATGGGAGTCAAAGCACGAGAAGCCGTTTTTGGGTCAGGCCGAAAAGACTACGGAAGAGGTTTTAGACTATATAAGACTCATGACAACGACTCCCAATGTTCCAGAGGATGTTTACTTCAAGCTGTCTGAAGAAAACGTCGAGGCTATCAACGGTTACATCGACGCTAAGATGACTGCTACATGGTTTAACGAGCCTCCCGGAGCGCCCAGAAGTCGAGATGTCATCACCGCAGAGCTTATTTACTACTGGATGATCACATTTCAGATTCCATTTGAGTGTGAGCACTGGCATCTCAATCGTTTGTTCACTCTGATTCGAGTTTGTAATATCAAACAAGCGAAACCGAAGAAGATGAGTCGTTCGGAAGTTGCTGCTCGAAACCGAGAACTCAATGCTCAACGCCGACAACAGCTCGGAACGAGGGGGTGACATGACAAAGCTGGTTTGGGATGAAGTTGGTGAACGGTTTTATAAAACAGGTATCGATCGAGGAGTACTTTACCTTAATGACGGTAGGGTAGCCGCTTGGAATGGTCTTACTAGTATCGAAGAAGATACACCTTCCGAATCGAAATCGTTCTATCTAGATGGAGTAAAGTTTTTGGAGAATTTAGCTCCGGGGGATTTTCAGGGAAAACTAAAAGCGTTCACGTATCCTGAAGAGTTTAATTCCGTTCTTGGAATTGCCGATGTTGCTCCTTCTCCAGGTTTGTCCTATCACGATCAACCGGAAAAAAGTTTTAACTTGTCGTATAGAACAATGATTGGAAGCGACCTCGGTCCTGAACACGGATACGAAATTCACATTCTTTACAACATCTTTGCCAATCCAGATAGTTTCACGTACGAATCAATCAAAGAGTCCGATGTTTCTCCGGTTGAATTCGGATGGACTTTGACTGGAACGCCGCAAAAAGTTAGTAGATTGAGACCCACAGTTCACGTTACTATCAATTCGACAGACGCGCCGCCAGACATCTTGACGCTCATAGAAAATACTCTCTATGGGACGGAAACAGTCAATCCCAGTCTTCCGTCCATGCAGGATCTTGGCGAGTATTTCGGATATCTAGGAGCTCTTGTCATTATCGATCACGGCGATGGCACTTGGACAGCTATTGACGAATCGGATAGTTATATTACCATGCTGGATGGAACCACTTTTCAAATTGCTAATGCTGATGCGACATATTTGGATTCAGTTACCTACACGATTTCATCTACGAACGTCAACAACTAGGAGGTGAAATGGCTACAGTTACTGGTCTTACTGCCGCTCGAATGCAAGAGATCGAAGCAGCTTCGGTTGTTGACGGCGAGGTTGTTGCAGGTAATCTCATCCTCGAAAAACATGATGGAACCACGATCGATGCGGGTCCGGTAGTTGGCCCAGCTGGTCCTCCTGGTCCACAAGGATCTAGTGCAATTCCTGGCGAGATTAAAATGTGGCCAAATTCGGTTCTACCCGATCCGGCTACGTTTGGAACCTGGGCTTGGGCTAATGGCGATGCCTTCGATGTAGCAACGTATCCAGTCGCGGCGGCGAACATTTCTTCGCTTTGGAAGACCGCACACGGTCAAGCCGATCCTGGTGCTGGCAAGTTTCGAGTGCCCGATTTGCGCGGTATGGTTCCTGCATGTCTCGACGCTCTGCCTGTCGGTGCGGCTCGAGCTAATCGTACCGTTCGTACTGCCGCAATCACCATGGCGCAAAAAACTGGTGAAGAATCACATCGTCTTGTTGTTTCTGAATTAGCTGCGCATAATCATGGCGGAAGCGTAAGTGTATCGGGTAGTATCAGTGGTTCAACATCGACCGATGGAGCACATACTCACAACTTTACCCCGTATGCGCCCGTTGGCTCCAACGATACGCGAAATCTTCGTATAGATGGTTCTTCAGCATACAATATCATCACGAGTGGTGTTTCGATACCGACAAGCGGTGGACATTCACATAACGTGGGAGGTTCGTTCTCAGGATCAGGCGGTATCGCGACTCAAGGTGGAGATGGGGCCCACGAGACTATGCAACCAACTGTTCATGTGCCTTACATAGTTTTCTTGGGTTAGTACAATGAGATTCGAACTCTCTGGAAGCTTAGTCCATCCTGACCCGTTGGTTATCAAATTCAATTCCAATCAGAACTTCGATGTTCAGAAGTATATTGATATGGGGTATACCAAGTTCGAAGTGATTTGTGTCGGTGCTGGTGGCGGTATGGGTGGCGGTATCGACACGGCGAATACGGGAACTCTGGTTAGAAATTACGGTGGAGCGGGTGGGGGAGGTGGCTTTCACCGTGTTTGGGGACTTCTATCTGCTCTTCCTGCTGTCTGTCCGGTGGTGGTTGGTGCTGGTGGGGCTGTGGGTGCTGATCATGTTTCTAACCCAGCGTCTACTACGGATGGCGGCGATGGGGGATATTCATCGTTCAACGACACCACCTGCCGAGCATCAGGAGGTAAGGGCGGAAAACGAGCGCAATCAAACTCCTTGACTGTCTCTACGCAAGCTAACGGAGGCGTCGGTGGAGTAGGGAATCGAATCATTGCTGGCGGTGGAGCAGCTGGAGGTACAGCAGGCACACCGTCATCGACCGGTCCTGGAACACCGGGCACAGATGGTCACGACGGAACGTTGTATCAAAACGTGGGCGAAGGTGGAGGAGGAGGAGCTGGTGGAGTCGGAAAGTATCCCGCTCCCGGAACCACATGCAATGCTGCAACAAATGGAGGACGTGGTTCTTACAATCCTGGAGACACGTCAGTTTATGGACCAGGAGATACTCCAGGTAATGATCCTGGTAGCGGATCAGCAAACGTTATTGCAGGTGGTGCTAGCGGAGCAAAAGCGGCACCTGTCAACGGACTCCCAACCGTATATGGACAATCCAAAGGTGATCGTCTCCCGGGTGATCCAGGAACAGTAGTTCTTCGTCTTACAGCCGAGTAAATCATGATTGAATTCACACAGAAAGGCGATTTCAACAACACTTTAAAATATTTGCAGAAAATGAAAGAGACAGACGCCCTTGCTACGCTAAGTAGATACGGATCTTTGGGCGTAAATGCTCTATCCAATGCTACGCCACATGAATCAGGCCTAACCGCAGCGTCTTGGTATTATACAACCGTTGCGCGACCTGGATACTACTCTATTCGCTGGCATAACAGCCATATTGAAGACGGTATACCGATTGCGGTCATTCTTCAATATGGTCACGGTACCAGAAATGGCGGATACGTAGAAGGTCGCGACTATATCAACCCAGCAATTAGGCCCATATTTGATCAGATCTCCGCAGAAGCCGACAGAGCTTTAAGGGGGTGACCAAATAGTGCCAACCATTGACGACAAAGTCGTCGCGATGAGTTTCGAGGCGGATAAGTTCACTCAGGGTATCGATAAAGCTCTTGATTCGCTCAAGAAACTCCAGGATGCTCTTCGTTTTCCGGATGCCGGGAAGAACTTAGCGGTAGTTTCAGCTCAAGCTAGAGAGATGGACTTTGGTCACATCACAAAGAGTATTGACGGTATCGCGGAAAAACTTGGAGCGTTGCGACTGGTCGCCATTGCCGTATTTGCAGATCTAGCGAAGAAAGCTCTTAGTGCTGGCACGCAAATGGTCAAAGCGTTGACGATTACGCCTCTTTTGCAGGGATTTCATGAGTATGAGACTCAGATCAACGCTGTTCAGACGATTCTGGCCAATACTTCAGCTGCAGGTACCAACATCCATGACGTTAACAAAGCTCTAAACGAGCTGAATAAATACGCAGACTTGACGATTTACAATTTCTCCGAGATGACTCGGAATATCGGTACCTTCACGGCTGCTGGTGTAGATTTGAAGACGTCGGTGGCGTCGATCAAGGGTATCGCTAACTTGGCTGCGGTGTCGGGCTCGAATGCGCAGCAGGCATCAACCGCAATGTATCAGCTTTCCCAGGCCATTTCATCAGGTACGGTCAAACTGATGGACTGGAACTCAGTGGTCAACGCTGGTATGGGTGGTACGGTGTTTCAGCGCGCTTTGGCACAGACGGCCATGCATATGGGCACTCTGAAGAAGGGTGCAGTTGAGCTTTCCGGACCGATGAAGACCGTTCGTATTAATGGAGAATCTTTTCGAAACTCACTTTCGGCTCCACCTGGAAAAGAAGGTTGGTTGAGCGGTAAGGTCCTAACTGAGACGCT